GTTATTTGCACACATTTACAGTAAGGTGCGAGTGGATATCCAGATCCACACCAAAATTTTAAATCCTTCATCGCCTTACGCCGTTTTACCATTAATCCACCCGAGTGGTGGTTAGCGGGATACAGTTCTGAAAGATTTCTTCGTTCCTCGGCAGGTACCAGTGTTAATTCACTAACTGAGCTCCATCAGTTACTCGTCCATAAGGGCTCATGAAGCATTTCATGATTTGGACCGCCCATTTGCTACTCTAATAACAGTAAATTAATTTTTTATCACTGTCGGTATCCCTGTCCATTATGCATTGAACATACGGGTGACTGATATTCCCAGACTTGATTGCCTTACAAGCCTCAGTTAACATGGACATATCAAAAGAGTAACGACTCATGACATCATAACTTGTCATGTCGTTGGCGACGGATTGTTCGAACTTGTACTTATGTTCATCCATCGGTAGTTTATATGCTTTATACCCCGCGGTGGCTTTCAAAACTCCACCACAGAGATTATCAAATAATCCAACGAACCTTAAATTTGTTAAACCCAAGCACACCCCTCTAACAATACTATTGGGATGCACACGAAGAGGGGGGTTGATGAAATGACAAAATTTGGACAAAACACGTCCAAACTTTGGTATATACACAACCCCCAACTTCGACCTCACCGGAAAACTAGAGCAAAATTCAGATTGGTACAGCTCACTTCTGTACACACTATCTGATTTAAACCCTAGCTCCCTCAGTGGACCAGCAAAGTCCACCTTAGCACCATCGTGCTTCATAATATTGTCATCACCCTGGACCATCATACGTACCAAAGCTTTCGCTTCTTCAACGGATTTTCCAGTTTGCTGACAAAACACAAACATGTGTAACAGTGCGTTCAAAATTGAATTGAAAACTGAAGTATATGGGTCACCAGACTTCCTGGTCCCCACAACTTTGTATTTCCACCCACAGGAAGTGAACCCATGAGTGTGTATATTAGCTTCCATCAAATCCAAGACAGCTCGCTTTGCACCCAATCTACGTGCAATATACAATTCCAATCCACACAACTTCTCGGAAATAGAAGAGTCCCATGCGCTAACGTCATTTTCAAATAGACGCCAATGCTCATTTTGCTCAATAAAATTTCCCATCTTGACATTGGTTGAACCGGAAGTAAAATAAATATTATTTTCCGAATTCCAATGCTGTTTCACATAACGCTGCACACGGCTAAAAAAGGGTCCCACTATTGCAACGAATTGTGGGGTTGCTCCTTGAATTAGTCGTGGGGCCTTCTCAGTACAACCCATAGGGGTTTGTAAACTCTGATTCTCAACCTTAACAAAAGATTTACGAGAAGACCACTTGTACAAGAGATCCTTACTGAGCGAGGTCGTTTCAGTAATTCCATCTTGCACCATTTGTTGCCAGGCTCGCAATATAGCGGCCTTTACGGAAGGAGCAGCATTACTGTTCTTCAAATAAATATCGATACTATCACTTCTCAATTTCTTGAGGGGAAGTAACTTATCCAAATGCTCATAAACGAAGACCAAAAAGTCATCCATTAAATAAGTCGGAACAGGAGTTGGTTTCAACACTCTATGCTGCAATGCCTGCAATTCGTTTTGAACGTTTGCACTATAATAAATTGGCCGATAACCACCAG